AATATCAATATCCACATTAGGATTAACTGATTTGGCTCCAAGATAATAGGTGTTGATTTCACGAATTACTTCTGGGATTGGAAAAGCGGCGACATAACAAATTTTGTTTGTTTTTGTCATCAATCCTGCGATAACACCTTGAACATGGCGTGCTTGATAAAGTCTCAAACCATAAGTTGACATATTATCGTGACGTTTAAAACCAGTAGCATGTTCAAAATAAACATCTGGATTTTCTTTTGCTACTCGTAGTGTTGGGTCCATAAACCCAAAAGAAGTCGTAAAGATAATATCAGCACCTTCTTGAATCATCATACGAATGGCGCGTTCAGTATCTGGTCCTTCGGAAACAGACTCAAGATACATAGTTTCAACTTGATCACCAAAAGCTTCTTCAACTTGTTGACGACCGATATCGTGTCTATAGGTCCAACCGTGGTCCCCAATAGGACCAACATAGATAAATCCCACTTTTACAGGTTCAGCTGCAAAAGCGGAAAAAGAAGCAAGCGCAAAAACACTTGCGATAAATAGTTTTTTAATTATATTCATTTCGATTTTTCCTTTTAAGGGTTCTTATTAGAGGTACTAAAATCCTCATTTTTTTACTTTGATACTTCGTATTAAAGTACTATGGTTATAATTGCCGTTGACATTAAGATTCAGGGTAAGCTTTTATAATTGATTTTCCCCATCCTTGACGTCTACGATAGTATAGTCTATTTAAATATTCATCATGTGATAAATTTGATTCTTGGATATCTACTAAATAAGATGTAGGTTTGCGTATCAATTTTGAGTTACCTCTTAAAAATTCTTCAAAGTTATATTTACTTTTAACTTTATATGGGTACTTAGTATACATATCAGTTGTAAATATATGTTGATAATTTTTTAGTTCACTATAAAAATTAGTGTCTACGTATAAGTAATTTACTGTAAATACACTATCAACAAAATCTAATACTTGATTACGTTTAGCATGAAACACTTTCTGTGCATCCCATAATTGTGAGTATCCATCAAAAGTTAATGATTGACCATGTGTAAGGTAGTAAGTAATATTCATTTTTGCTTGTTTATAAAGTGTACCTATTATCCCTGTGTCTGACTTAATTGCTTTCAATAATTCGTCATACATACTTCTATATCTCATACCTTTGCTATTTGCATATCTAGTGTAAACTTGTGTCCATCCAAAACAGTGAAAGTTATTGATCATCCAACTATATAGCCAACTATCTATTAGTTTATCAAAAGGCATATACTTTGTACCTATGACTAGTTCGGCATTCTCTTTTATTTTATCCTCTTCTTCTTCTTGACCACTAACATAACCATTTGCAATTACTGTTTTAAGTCCATGTTTTTTTCTTTGTTCAGGTTTGTTTAGTTCTGCATTTTCGAGCAGTTGTGTAAACCAGCTTTCAATTGCACCATGTTGTCCTGCTTGTATTACCTCACATAATCCGTCTGTCCAGGTATCATATGTTTCTTCAGGCAACCCTAAAATTAATTCAGTGTAACTCTCAATACCTTCTCTATTACATTTGGTAAATATATCTTTTAAACTGCTGATATCCATATTCTTTCGTTTTATACTTGTTAGTACATTGTCGTCCATACTCTGCACACTTAATGTCATTCCCCTATTAAACCCACCTTTAGTAAATTTTTTAACAATCTGTAAGACTTTTTCTGACGCATTTTTATACCAAGTAGCATTTACTACTTTAGGAAATCCATATTCATTTTGTAATTCTAAAAGTCTATCTGTAATTGCCATATCTCTTTCATAAAATACGCCAAAGTTTGCATCAGCAATAGTAACGAATTCAATACGATTTTTTGCGATCCATTCCAATTCTCCAAATACTTTTTCTAAATTAAATTTACGAACCTTTGTATAAGTCAGGCTTCCCCAGTCGCAAAACGTACAAGCAAAAGGACAGCCTCTGTTAGTTTCTAGTGTTGCGTTAAACGAATAGCTAGAATTATTTTTGATTATATCGTCAAAAACTCCAGTAAGGTAAGGACTTGGAATATCTAAATTGTTTAAGCGAGCGCCTCGATATATATTTAAAAGAGGTTTTTCATCTAATAAAGTTTCCAATATTTTTACGAAAGTTTCTTCACCCTCAGTTAAGCAAATTGTGTCAATATAATTATTTTTACGAAAGAAACTGTCAGTAGGACTGTCTGTTATTTGCGGCCCGCCCATAACAATTTTACAGTGAGAAAACTTTGCTTTAACGCTTTGGGCAAGTACTTTATTGTATTCCCAATTCCACATATAACAACTAAAAAAACAAACATCTATATTATCTAAACGTGCAACTAGTTTATCAATAGGTTCTCTGCGGAATATAATATCTACTAATTCAAAATTTTCTTTAACGAAATCAAACTGTTTTGCATAGCTCCAAAGGCAAGCGACACTGTAAGGCAACCAGTAACCTTGTAAACTGCCAGTACCAATTTTAAAATTGGGTTGTACTAACAAGATTTGTTTCATTATTAACTCATGAATAAAGGTATTTTTTAAACTAAGCTAAAGCTCTCATACGTTCAACAAGTCTTTCAGCACGAACACCGACTTGTCTGTACCAGCGAGAGTCAACCATTTGATCAGCTGCTTCATTCCAATTTTGTGAGTCAACACCTGCCTTCATTCCTTTAAATGCTGATAAGCGAGGATAGCCAAGATTAAACATCATGTTAGCAACAATTTGTTGCACTTCTTCTGGTAGATCATCAAAACTATCATAAAGTTTATGACAGTCTCTGACAACCCATTCACAGTCTTTTTCAAAAGCTTCTTCTACTCGTTCTTTAGAAACTTCTGTTCCAACAGGTTGGCCATGTTCTGGATCATCTTCTGTGATAAGGTGTCCAATACCAAAAGTTGGATAACCAAGATGATCAAGATAGATATCATACTTTACACCTTCATCAATCTCAAGTTGTTCTCTTAATTTTACTAAATCCATTAGTTATATCCTTTCTTTTTGTGCAGATGTTTAGCATAATAATCGTCTCTAACATCTGCCCACATTTGTTTTCTTTGTTTTTCAACAGCTTTTAGCTGTCGATTATCATACAGTGTTACTTTACTTGTCCAGTTATCGCGTTTGATCGGTATAATCTGACATATAGGAGTGCCTGCAGAAATGACTACCTGTTTTCCAGGTTCAAGTCCTGTGTGTATAAAAGGAATATTTACAACATTAATGTATGTATCTGTATCCACAAAACCTACAAGTGGAATGATCGGATTCTCAAGTCTATTTATTGGTGGAAGAAATAGTAGTGAGTAATCTTTTGGGGTTTCAATAGTCCATGGATTCATATACTTAAGAATAGGCATAGATTCAAAAACTGAACCCATAGCTTGAATAGAAGGATGTGTTTCAATCGGTTTATGAGCCTCTAAAACTTGTTTGTGTTCTTCATCAAGATAGGGTAGCCTAATTTCACCATTGTCAAGTTGTTGAATTACTACATCTATATGCATTAAAAGAGTGTATCCCATAGACATTGCATCTAGAAATGGGATACATTTTTTTACACTAGGAATTTCTTCTCCGTTGTTATCAACTTTAGGCGGAATGTGTTTAAACCACTCTGGTATAAGTTTTTTTGAAGACACAGGAGCTAAAACAAGATCTTCAGGAAGACTCTTGATTAAATGAAATTTAATTGTTTTGTCAGACATAAATTATGTATTTGGATTAATAAAAGAAGTTGGGATGTCCTTTTCGGACTGGGTTGTTCCACAATTACAAGTTTCACATACGTCATTTACACAGTGAGGACACTCACCGCCTAAACAATGACAATCATGTCCACAAGTTTTACAAGTTTTTTCTAATGTATTCATTCTATTTCTCGCTTACTTAATGTACAGTTTTGAGTAGGTTTAGACTCCATTTCAAGAGCCCAGTCTAATTCTTGAATCAAACGCTTATACCACATTTTATCGTATGTATCAGAAGCTAATTGTAAATCATTTTTAAGTAGAGT